ACGGCAGATGCAACGCCTACCGTGTCGCAGCAGGTGGGGTCGGAGTCCCCTCCCACCCCCTGTGGCTAGCGGAGCCCCGGGTGGCGCTCTGGTGGCCGGCGCCCCCCGGCCCTTCGCCTTGCCTTGCCAGCTTCGATCTGGGCTCGGGTCACTTGACTGTGGCAGCTGCGGCAGACGGCTCGGCCGTTGCCTGGGTCGTCGATGTCGGCGGGGTCCCAGCCGGCTCGGGTGGCGTCGGCGTGGGAGACGATGTGGTCGGCTTCTTCGGCCTGCCCTGTGCAGCCAGCGAGCTGGAGCATGCACTGGCCGTCCCGTTGGAGGATGGCTCGGGCGGTGCGTGGGGGGAAGCTGCGGCGGGTGCCGGACCAGGATCCGGTGGGGGTGCCGTGCGCCATACCCACCCCTCCCCTCGCGTCAACACCCCCTACCGGGCATAGGTGTGCCAGTGGTACGGGGGTGTCGAGACAGGACCATAGCAGGTCAGAGCACTGTTGCAACGGAGGGTGATGGGTTGTCACACCCCTGTGCTATGGGCCGGGCGGCCTACCCGCACATCCCTTGCTTGCGCCAGTCCTCGATCAGCGCAGCGTACGCCTCCCGCAGGGCCGCGTCGACGGTGCCGGGGGCGAACGACAGCTTGCAGCCGAGCAGGGCCCGCAGTTGGGCGTCTTCGGCGCTGATCGTGGTGTCGGCCCCGGGGAGGGCGAGGTACACCTGGTAGGGGTCGGCGGTGGTGGTCACGGTGGTGGTTGTCTCGGGTGGAGGGGGTGGGGTTGTGGTGGCGGCCACGGTGGGGGTGCTGGAGCAGGCGGCGAGGAGGAGGGTGGCGGGTAGCAAGCGGCGGGTCATGGCCGCCACCGTAGCTACCTGCCGGGGATGTCGAGCACGTACCAGCGCTCGGGCTCGGCGTGGGCGGCCCTGTGCTGGGCGGCCCACTTGCCCCTGGCCTGCGGCGAGTCGAACGGCTGGGCGTTGCCGGCCTCGGGCGTCGGGGTGCAGTGGAGGCACCAGAGCAGGTAGGTCGCCGTCATCTCAAGTCTCCTATCACAGTCGGACGGCCAGCACGACCGTCCCAGCGACCACGGTGGCCGCCCCGATCACGGTGCAACCCCGGCGCACCATCCTGACCGCCATGGCAGCCCGCCGGCGGCACCAGCGTGCGATCCTCGGCCACACCACCCACTCACCGGTCGCTTCGGTGTACGCCCGAGCCGCCTGTTCGGGGGTGATGGTGAACCATTCGCCCCGATGGTGGTGGGGGTGGAGGAGGGCGTGCATGGCGGCCTCCAGGGCCCGGGAGTCGTTGGTGGGCCAGGCCCACACGATGCGGAGCTTGTCGGGTTGCCCGGTTTGGAGTTGGCGGAGGCGGTCTTCGACGTCGTCGCGGTCGGTGCGGCCGATCTTGATGAGGGGCCGGTCGTCGCTAGCGATGGCGTACACCCAGCCCATCAGGGCCACGTCGGCTGGGCGTAGCGCCGATACTCGGAGCTGTCGCGCAGGTAGAACGTCGTGGAGCCCCAGGCCATGAAAGGCGGTCTGGAGTGGCGGGTCGTAGAGGCCGGCGAAGTGCTCGGCGAGCCGGAACGTCTTGTGGGCGGTGAACACGTGGTCATCAACCAGGGTGACGAAGATGCCGCTGCTGCTCATGGTCTCATCCTTCCATCAGCTGGTGCCCCCGGAGCGCGAGGGACGTGCGCTCCACGGGGGCCCAGCCATCGAGGCGCCTCGCAGCCCTTCCGAGGCGGAGAACGAGGCGCCATCGAGCATCAGGCCACAGCCTCCAGGCGCTGGCCCTCCTGCTGCGGCTCATCGGGGGCCGGGAGGTCGAAGATCATGCGGGAGATCGGCAGCGCCCACGTGGGCGCCCACCCGTCACCCCTCGGTACCGCTGCCGCCTCGGCCAGCAGGTCGGCCCAAGCGGCCTTGGTGGGGTCGTCGGCGTAGGTGGTGACCATCTCGTGGATCTCGGCCACCCCGAGGGTGCTGGAGCGGTGCCCGGGCGGGCAGGCGACGAGGGCAGCGATCTCGGCGGGGGCCAGGGCGTGGATGGTGTTGGCGACGTAGCGCTGGTGAGCGTTCACGGCGGGTTCCTTTCAGCGGGTCAGTTCAGGGACGGGGACGGCGCACCTGGAGGCCCATCACGGGCCCACAGGCGTGGCACGTCCTCGTGGGCGACCAGGACGGTCACCCGAAGGTGGCGGGCCCACCAGGAGGCCATGGCGTCGACCCCGTGCGTGCGGCCGAGCTCCAACGCCATCTCCGTGAGCCCCCGCCGCCGGGCCTGTTCCCACAGGGTCGAATCGACTAGGACGACAGGCGAGTCGTCGATGGTCTCCGGTTCAGCGCCGTCGAGGGCGGCCTGGTGGTCTTTCCACAGGCGGTCCAGCATCTTCGAGGCCCGCACCACCGGCTTGCCTTTCATGGCCCGCCCCAGTTCGTCCCAGGCGGTGCACGCCTGCTGGTCGCCGTCGAGGTATGCCTCGGCGAGGCGGTAGAGCGGCCAGGAGCGGTCGTCTTCGTCGTCGTCGAGGTGGCGGGGCTCGTAGTCGGGGCCGAGGTCGTCACGGTGCACGTCGGTGCGCTCGGGTTCGGGGCCGTGGCCCTCGTTCCAGGCGTACACGGCCCGGCCGGCGGAGGCGAACACCCTGGCGAACAGTCCATGGGAGCGGGCGACCTTGCGCCCTATCCGGGTCGCTATCCGGTCCCGCCATGCCCCCTGCAGCTCGTGCCGGGCCGCGGCCTCGTCGAGGCGGTGCCCGGGGCGGACGAGGGCGGTCACGTGGTAGTGCGGGTAGAACCCGCTGTCGGGCGACCAACGGATGTGCAGGACACGCACCCAGTCGACGATCCCGTGGCGGCTCCAGGCCGACGCCTGGCGGAGCATTGTGAATCCACGCTGCAGGTCGGCCAGCATCTGGGCCAGATCGTCGGTGCGGGAGTGGGCGAACGACAGGCGCAGATGGAGGAGGGTTCCGCCGCCCTGTTCCCAGTCCTCGAAGTGCCACCGGAACCGTGCAGCCGATTCGGCCATCACTCGGGGCCCGCAGGCGTCGCAGAGGAGGGCGTTGTTGCAGACGGCGATCCCTGCGGGCGACCAGCGGCCCTCGACGTCGTGGATGGCGACCCACGATGACCCCTCGTATGCGCGCCCGCAACCGCCGAGCTTGACGGGGTCCGATGTTGCACGCTGATCGTGCCCCTGATGGCCCGCCCCATGCCCCCACCTGAGGGCGTTCGCAGTGCGCATCGGTAGCCCACGCTGGGTGACCGAAACGGGGGTGTCCACTGTAGGCGAGGGGCTCACTGCGCCTCACCAGCGGGGAGGGCGGCCCGGACAACGTGGAGCTGCACGGGCCGGTGGGGTTGGGTGCGCCACGGGGCCCGTCGGTCGGCGGCGTTGGCCAGGGCGACGGTGAGGATGATGGTGGCGACGGTGGCGGCCCCTCCGCCGAAGATGAGCCATGCGAGGAGGCCGGCGAGGCTGGAGTCGAGGCCGACGGCGAGGAGGGTGCCGAGGGCCAGGAGGGCGACGAGGGAGCCGCTGGTGCAGGTGAGGAGGATGACGGCGGTGGGGCGGTTCACGGCTGCCTCTTGGCGGCTCTAATCTCGGGGCCGTCATCGGTCCATGTGACGTCGACCGGCCAGGGTGGCGGGCCAACCAGGTCGCCGTGGATCAGGTCGTCGGGCTCCAGATTCCCCCACCAGTCGATGGCGTTGCATTCGTCCACGGGTTCAGGGCCTTCGCCCCACTCGTCGGTGATAAGCCGGCACGGGGCTCCGGCTTGCGCCGTGCAGCGCAGCTCAAGGGAGGTTCGGTCGTCTGACCAGCCTGTGACGTGGATCTCGTGTTCGCTCATCGGCCTGTTCCTAGCATCGGCAGCTGGGGGCGGAGGGTCTGGTATTGGGGGTCGAAGACGACGGGGGCGATGTCGCGGCCGGGGCCGGTGGCCCGGAACTCTTCGACGGTGGTGGTGCGCCGCACCCACACCTCGGAGGTGGGCTCGGGGGGCGGCTGGCGGGCGACCTGGCGATTGGACCAGGCGAGGGCGGCGGCGGTGAGGGCAGCGGCTCCGGCGATTGCTTCGACAATCACGGCCGCACGACCGGGGGGCTGGTGGGGCTGATCTCGATGGGGTCTTGGCCGTCGATGCCGGCGACCTGGGCGGCCCCGTCGATGACTCGGAGGGCGAGACCGCGGACCCCGGAGGGCCACAGGGCCAGGGCGACGACGAGGAGGCCGGTGGCGGCCCACCGGACCCGCCAGGGGACTTGGGTGCCGCTGGCTTGGGTGGCGGTCATGATGGGGGGTACTCCGTGACTCGGGGGCCGGCGTCGAAGTCGATCGGCGGGGGGCCCTGGTAGTTGGCGGCGAACGGGCGGGCCATGTCGTGGGTGATGTGCCAGATCTGGACGGGGGCGGCCCGGCCGCCGTCGTCGGGGTGGAGGCCGAGGGCGGCGCAGCGGCCCTTGTGGGGCGACATCAGGTACCGCTCGGTCTGGTCGGTGATCCGACGACCGAACATGGCCCGGATGGAGATCTCGTCGGGGTCGAACAGGACCCGGCAGTTGAAGTTGAGGCGGATCCCGCCGCCGGCCTTGTGGCCCCCGAACGTGGAGTCGAGGGTGGGGTCCTGGGTGGAGGCGACCATCCCGACCCGGGCGGAACGGCCACGCTTGGCCAGCTCCTCGGTGAGGGTGATCGCTTCCTTGCGGCCGTCCTGGCCGAGGGTCCGTTCGGCTTCTTCGCCCCAGATGGCGGGGGCCTCGTCGAGGTAGAACGAGATCCAGGGGGTGTCGGGGTCGACGTCGGCGATGGAGGGGACCTCGTGGGCTTCGCACACGTCCTGGCGGGCTTCCATCTGGGCGACACCCCAGCGGAGCGCCCGGAGCCACCCTTGGGGGGTGAGGACCCGGGTGGCCTTGCCCTTGAGCCAGGCGGTCTCGCCGCGCTTGACCTCGAGGATGATGGGCTGGTTGCCGACCTTGAGGTCGTGGCAGTGGAGGGCGCGGAGGAGGACGCTTTTGCCGCTGCCCTGTTCGCCGCCGGCGAGGAGGAAGGCGGTGTGGCGGCGGTCCCAGACGGCGTGGTGGTTGCCGTGCTTCATGCCGATGAGGGCGACGTCGCGCCCGTAGCGGCCGATCTCGGAGAGGGCCAAGGTGGGGCGGTCGCCGGTGATAGGAGAGGGGGTCACGCGACGACCGCCCGCACCTCGGTAGGCAGCCGCTCCTGCCCGAACGTGACTTGGGTGGCGTTGATGTCGAGGGGTGCGGGGATGGGGTCGGTGGCGGTCTGGAAGCCGAACCGGGCCCGGGTGGCGGTGATCCACGCCTCGGCCCACTTGGGGCCGGCCTGTTTGGGCTGGCCGGGGCGGGGGCGGATGGTGAGGGTCATGGCGCGGGCGGCGAGGGTGTGGCGGCCTTGGTGGCGGCGGAGGGCCCGGGCTTCGGTGCGGGTGGCCCGCTCGAGGTGGACGGCGACGAGCTGGGGGGTGTTCTCGGGGTCGTGGATGGCGGCCATGGCCCAGCGGTAGTGGAAGCGGGCGAGCATGGTGTCTTGGGCGTTGCGGCGGTAGGCGCCGGCTTGGTGCCATTGCCAGATGAGCCAGGCGGCGGCGTTGATGGGGAGTAGGGCCCATGGGCGGGGTCCGGTGGCCCAGCAGCCGCCGATGGTGACGGCTGCTGGGATCCACGCTTCTTTGTGGATGCCGGTGAGGCGTCCGGCGAGGGTGAGGCGGGCGGCCCAGATCCGTGCTCGCAGCATGGGCTCACCCGCCTCCGGTGGGGTGACCGCTCCCCTGCTCCGGGCGGAGGTCGTCGCAGGGGAGGGTCACGGTCATGCGCCAGCCCGGGCGCCGGGGGTCCCACCGCCAGGCGGTGCGGGGGACCCCCGGGCTGGGGGGGTTGGGCTGGGGGCGGTGGTTGAGGAGGTCGTAGAGGGCGACGCCGAGGCCGGGGTTGGAGCGGAGCCAGGCGGTGTCGCGCTGCAGGGTGGCCCGGCTCACGACTGGTGGGCCTTCTCGTGGGCTACCAGCTCGCCGTGGCGGGCGAGGAGGATCCGGTCGACGTTGTCGCCGATCCGGTCGATGGCGGTGGGGTCGTCCTTGGCTGCGGCGAGCTCGGCGGCCAGTTCCCGGGCGAGCTGCTGAAGGAGGCGGCTCACAGCGCCAGCTCCCCTCGGAGGAGGGCCTTGATGTCGATGCCAGCTTCGGCGAGGCGCCGGTCGAGGAGGGCGCTGCGGGCTTCGAGGGTGGCGATGTAGGTCTCGTGCCAGGCGACCAGGTTGAGGGTGGGCTGGTGGCCCCGGTTCCAGGCCCGGGCGAGCCGGTCGTGGCTGCCCTTGGGGTCGGCGGGGTCGTATCCGAAGATCGCCCAGAGGGCGTCGTGTTCGGCGTGGTCGATCTCGTGTTTCCAGCCGGCGATCCGGTCGCTGATGGTGGTCGGCTGTTCGGTGGCGAGTGCCATGGTGTTCTCCGCTCTGACTTGCTGGGGTGGAAGGGCTGCCCCATCACTATTGCAAACCTTGGTTTGCTCTGTCAACCCATGGTTTGCAATTGGGCCATAAGGCCCATGGTTTGCACCAGCACGTAAGCTGCGGGGGTGCCAGCCGCTCCCGTGCCCCCCGACGAGGTCGAGCGGTTGGGCCGACTCCGCTCCGAGGCAGCCCGGCTCGACGCCGACGCCCGCGCCCTCCACCTCGGCCCCGACGTCCCCGTGCTCGACGCCATCGCCTGGCTGTCCGGGTTCCCCCCAGCCCCTGGGGATGACCGGCTGCGGCTCCTGATCGAACAGGCCCGGGCGGAGGGGAAGGGCTGGCGGGCGATCGCTGTCGCGGTCGGCGAGTCGAACGACCGGGGCGGGGAGACCCGCACCCAGGCCCGGCAGGCGAAACGGAACCGGCGGGCAGGGCGGGGTTTGCCGCCGGCGTCGGCCGGGTAGCAGGGGCCGGGCGCGCAACACCCCCGGCCCTGGCTATGCGGCGAGTAGCGAGGAGTGGACCGGGGGTGTGCTGGCGTGCCCTTGTGGCGGGTACTGGGGCTGATGGTACACGGGTGGTGTGACATCGTCAGCTAGCAGGATTGATGAATCTCACCCCACGTTCGGCCACGGCTCGTTGTCGGTGGAGAACACCCCGTCGACCCCCACGCCCGGCACCTCCAGGCGGGTAGCCGGCGCCCACGACCGCTGGTTCCGCCGCCGGTAGCTGCGGCACCGGCTGCACTCGGCAATCACCTTGCCGCCCAGGTCGAGCGCCGGCTTCCTCCACCGCTGGTCCCCCGGCTGGATCACCACCGGCCCCGTGCCCTCGTCATTCTGGCAGGTCGGATTTTCACACGTGAGGATCGTCTCCTTCCGTGTGCCGCACCGGCGCCCCGTCTCGGGATCGACGTAGGTGCAGCGGCTGGACGACCGGTCCAGCGTGTGGCCTTCGGCACAAGTGGCAACGGGCCGGTCGGGCCGCCACCCCGTCAGCTCGGAGTAGGCGACCCCGGCGTCCATGCGGATCTGGTGGAGGCGGACCAGGAGGCGGGCTGTGGCGGCCGCTGTGGGGTCGCTGTGGGCCGCCTTGGCTTCGACGGCGGTGAGCACCGCCGACCCACCGCTGCCGCCTCCTGCGCCGGCCCCTGAGGCTGTGGTGCCGTAGGAGTCGTCGAGGGCGGCGGCGAGGTTGCGTTGGGTGCGGGCGGCGTCGGGTCGGTCGAGCTCGTCAGCCAACGCCCGGAGGTCGGCGATGGTGCGGCGTCGTTCGTCGGGGGTGAGCGGCCGGGGCTTGGTCACAGGGTGTCGTCTCCTGGGGTGGTGCTGTTGGCGATCAGTTCCAGGTAGACGATTTCGGGCTCGTCGCCCTGGTAGCAGCGGCGCATGGCGTCGAGCATGTCCTCCCCGTTGATCGTCCACCATTGCTCGGATGGCGGGCGGCCGGGGTGGTCTGGCATCAAAGCCACCCATCGGGGTCGAACGTGTCGCACCACCGGTTCAGTCGAGGCGACCAGTGGCGCGGGCTGTAGTCCCACGGTTCGATCTCCTGGCGGAGCATGGCGGCCACGTCCGCTTCGCTCGTCGGCTCCAGTCGGGCGCCGTAGGCCAGAGCGAAGGCCTTCGCTACGAGGTTGGCGTCGGGGCCGTAGTAGGCGGTCCATGCCCGTATTGGTTGGCCGCGTCGGTTGGTGCCGATGTTGCGGGCCAGGTCGGGGCGGCCTGCTTCGCAGAGTGCTGCCCGGCAGATCTCGGCGGGGATCATCGGGATCATGGCTCGAGCCTCAGACGGTCGATCTCCTCGGCAGCCCTGAGCAGCAGGTCACGGATCACGAGGCGCTGGCCCCTAGTGACCAGACCTCTATCTAGGACCAGCTGAGCTTCACGCTGCAGATGGGCGATCAGATGATCTGTGGTGAAGGGCAGAGGGGGCTCGCCGACGCCCTCGTCGCCCGTTTCCTTGGCGTAGTGGTGGTCCCATTCGCCAGCGGCTAGCACCGCATCGAAGGTGCGTTCCCCGGTCCAGCCGCAGGAGCAGCAGGGGTACAGCCCACCGCCGGCAGCCAACCTGGCGCCGATGGTGAGTTTGTGGTGGGTGGTCGCCTTTGGCCGGGGCGTCAGCAGGTACGTCGGGACTCGGCCGGGGTCGTATTCGTAGGGCTCCAACCGGGCGAGCCCGTCGTCACCCCAAACGACCTCTTGCAATGGCTGGCTGGTGTCTTCCATCAGGTCTGGGGTGGGGCACGTGTCGGCGTGGTTCTCGATGCCGCCACAGTTCGGGCACCGCCCGTGCGTCACGGACGACCGGTGCTGGCCGGTGTGGCCGTCAGGGTTTAGGCACCTGAACGTCTCGTCTCCGGTGCGACCCTCGGAGTTGCAGTAGGTGAGGCTCACGACAGGACCCACTCGATAGCGATATCCGGCAGGCCGAGCAGCCTCAGTACGTCCACCGTCGGCGCTTGGACCTCGGTGGCCTGTCGTGCGGCGAGGTGCCGCAGTACCGCCTTGATCGCCCGCATCTCCTCGGTGCCGACGATTGCGTCACCCATCGCCCGGGCGGCTTCGCATCCGTCGTCACCGGCTCTCGATCCGAGCGCGACCCAGCCGAGTTCGTAGCCGAAGTCTTCAGGGCTCATGCCGGCACCTCGGCGCTGGGGTCGGTGATGTGCAACTGCCAGGGCAGTTCGCCGCCGTCGAGCTCCAACCAGAGCACGGCGCCACTGGCGAGCAGCTCCCGATCGCTCTCGTCCAGCTCGATGCGGGCGAGCACCCGGGGCCGGCCGGGGAACTCTTTGGACCGCGCCAGGGCGTATTCGCAGGGCCGCAGGTCGTCTCGGGTCGGGTCGCTGGGGCCGATGACCGCGCGCCGGCCAGCCCATGAGTTTGGGAGCGGGGTGGCTCTCACAGGAAGGGGTCCTCCGTGGTGGTGTCGATGACAGGGGTGTGGTTGAGGGCGAGCCGTTGCCGGTCGCCGTTGCGGGCCGCCGCCCCGTGGCACGAGTACGTCTGGGCGCCGGTCAGCACCCGTTCGCCGGTCTCCAGGTCGATGAGGAGCCACCGCCAGCTCCCGTCGTCGACCTGCTCGGTGTCGGCGATGATCACAGCCCGCACCTCGGGCACTCCTCGGTCGGGTCCCGCCGCCACAGGTCGCACACGGGGCACTGGGCGTAGGCGAGCACGTCGGTGGTGGCGTTGATGAGCCGCGCCCACCAGCGGCGCAGGACGGTCACCCGATCACCTCGAGCAGCGCCGCCCGCAGCTCCGTCAGCTTCCGCAGCGCCTCAGCGTTGCCCGTGCCCGCCTGGTTCGTGAGCGCCGCCTCCAGCTCCTTGATGCGGCGGTCGGCCCGGTCGAGGATGTCGCGCAGGGCGGCGGTGGATGCGGGCCCCCAGTCGCCGTCGGTGGTGAGCTGCCGGTCGGGGGTCAACCAGGCGTTCAGCATCCGCTGGGCGGCTTCGACGTCGGGTGCGGCCATAGGGTCTCCTTCGGTGGTGGTGGTGAGGGCTGTGGCGGCAGCGGTTGGGGTGAGGCGGGCGGCAGCGGCCCGGGTCAGCTCCACGTGGAGGTGCCCGGTGTGCGGGTCCTTGCCGCTGTAGGGGCGCCACCCGGCGGTGAGGCGGGCGGTCGACCAGATCCGCCGGCAGTAGATGACGCACTGGACGCCGAGGGTGGCGTGGTGGGCGACGAGGAGGTTGGCGAGCCGCCACCCGGTGGGGTGCCCGGCGAGGCCCCGGTCGGGGTAGCCGACGTCGATCGCTCGGCCTTCGGCGTGGAGGGATGTGACCTTGGTGCCCCGCTGGTCCCGGTTGTTGTAGATCCCGAGGTCGGTGGCGGGTGGGGCGATGCGGAGGATGGCGGCCATGAGGGCCCGGGCGCCGGGGGTGGGGCCGCCGCTGTCGCGTGCGGCGGGCTCGTAGACGACGGGGAAGGTCACTGGGCCTCGCAGAACTCGCCATGCCCGTAGCCGTAGCCACAGGCGTCGCAGACGACTACCCCGAACCCGTCGACCAGGACGCCCCTGCTGCGGCCCAGTGCATCGATGAGTTCATCGATAAGTGCGACAGCAGTGGGGATGTTCAGCCGGTGCGGGACCGGCCACATCGACGCCAGCTCGTCCCAGATCTGGCGGGCGTCTCGGTCTACGGGTTGCAGGATGTTCCGCAAGTTCTCGGGTTCGGTCATCGATCTGTCTGCGCTTCGCAAAGGGCGATCGCCAAGCGGCGAGCTTCCTCAACGGTGGCGTCCAGCTCCCGCCTCAGCCTGGCGATGGTGGCCCAGGGGTCTTCGGCCCCGGCGACGAACTCGATGTCGCGGGGCGAGGGCCAGCACTGGCCGTTCTTGGCGGCGTCCCAGGTGTCGACCTGGACGTGGCTAGTGCCGACGGAGAGCACGGTGCCCTGGCGGCCAGTGGATACCTGGCGGACCTGGTCGCCGATCAGGATCGGGCGCTCGGTGTGGCGGTAGGTGGGGTAGTGGATGGTCATGGCAACAACCTCAAGTTGGTGGGTGATGGGGGTATGGGGGGTCACTGGGATCGCCTCCGAATCGGTGCGACGCCGAGGCGTGGCCCTGTGCCCCACTGGGACCGCACCCGGTCCTCCAGTACGACCACCCGGTCCTCCAGGGCCCGCCGCTCGTTGCCTTCCTCGGTGACCCGGGCGGCGACCTGGTTGACGGCGGCGGTCCAGGTGAGGCGGGTGCGGTCGGCTCGGATCGTGGCCCACGTGAGGGTGCAGGCGCAGATGGTGACGGTGCAGCCGGCGGCGATCATGACGGCTTCGAGTTGAGGGCTCACGCTGCGATCTCCTCGTTGAGTTCGTCGGCGTTGGCGATGGGGCACACGTGGAACCCGACGGCGAAGTAGGCGTCGCCCCACAGGTCGTAGGGGTGGAGGCCGAGGCGCACGGCGACCCGGTCGGCGTCGTGGAACCGGAGCCCGGTCTGCCGCCACCGGAACACCTGGGCGGGGTCTTCGCCGATGAACTCGGCCTGGTCCTTGTTCGTCAGGGGCCGGCCGGCGACGGTGTCGATGTGGTGGGCGATCGGTTCCCAGGGGAGGCGGGGGTTGCCGGGTGGGGTGTGGCCGATCGGGTCGCCGAATCGTTGGCGGTTGTTGTGGCGGATCTTGCACATGGGGCAGCGGGAGGCGACGTGGCCGGGGATCCTGGGGGCGGGCATGACGGGTTAGATCTCCTCGGTGGGGAACAGTTCGGGTGAGCGGGGTCCGGGGGCGGGCCAGTCGCCGGCGAGTTGGGGCCAGGCGAACAGGGCCGTCTTCGGTTTGCCGTTCTTGGCGGCGTTGACGACGACGTCGCGTTCGTCGGTCGGGTGGGCGGCGTCAGGGTCGTAGTGGCCGGCTGCGAGCAGTGCAGCTGTGCCGGCCCGGCACTCGGGGCAGGGGCTGATGGTGGGCCAGCCCTTGGTGGCGGGGCCGTCGACCCACTGCTCGCCCTTGCAGACCTGGCAGCGGCGGACCCACTGCTGGCCGTGGTCGTCGGTGTGGGCGATGGCGGTCATGCCGGGACGCCTCGGGTGATGGCCAGGTAGGCGGCCTTGAAGGCCCACCGGGCGTCGTTCATCGTGCTGTCCCGGCGGACCCGGCGGATGTCGTGGAAGGCGTCCTTGGCGGCCTGGTTGGCCAGGTGGGCCTTCCCGCCGCCGCCGGTCAGGTAGTTCCACTGGGTGTTCCAGTCGTCGTCTGCTCCGGGCATCCGCTGCCCGAGCATCGGGATCTGGCCACCGAGGGCGGCGGAGACGGCCGGCCCGGCGGGGGGCTGGTTGATGTCCTCGGTGAGGAGCTTCAGCAGCAGTGCTCGGGGGTTGACGTCGGCGAGGCTGGCCCGGGCGGCTCGGCCTCGGAGGTGCTCGACGTCGTAGCCCTGGGCGAGGAGCTTGGCGGCGGTGGCCCGTTCGCCGGGGGTGGGGCCGGGGCCGGAGGCGATGCCGGCCAGCTCGAGCAGTTCGGCGTAGAGGTCAATCCTGCATTCGTCCGCTGCCTCTTTGGCGGGCTCGGTGGCGGGCTCGCTTGGCCTGGCACTTGCTGTAGTAGATGTCTCTGTCTCTGTCTCTGTCTCTGTCTCTGTCTCTGGGTTAGGCACCTTGCTTGCAGGGTCGCTAGCAATTTGCTTGGCGTTTGCTTCGGCTTCGGCCCGGGCCAGACCGCCCTTGCGACCCGCTGACCTGCGCTTCTCCCGGATCTCCTCCACCTCATCGGCCGACCGGTTCGTGTCCGACCAGCCAGCAATTTGCCATCCGGTTGCTGTTCGATCGGTGTCCGATCGGTGTCCGATCGGCGTCGGAACGCGTCCGATCGGTGCGCGATCGGTGTCCGATCGGCGCGTGATCAGCGCGCAGTCGGCGAGCTTCTGCGCCCACCGGTCGCCGTTTCGGCCGGCCATCTGACGCACCTGGAGGTCGCTCACGAACCCATCGGAGAGGGTCCGTTTCGACAGGCAGAGCATCTGGAGATAGAGCCAGCCGGCCTCCCGCCCGGCCGCGACGATCTTGTGGTTCTCGAAGAACGAGACGTCGAGCTTCACGTAGAGCCCTCGGCTGGCCATCGCCTACTTCTCTCCCTCGATGCGGTAGCGGGTGCAGGCTGGCCACCCGATGCGGATGTCGGTGGCCTCGCTGCCGGTGTCGCGCAGGGCGCACTTGTGGTAGGTGCCGCTCATCCGGTGGACCCGGTGGTGGGCGCACGTGCCGCAGGTGAAGCCCCACTCGGCGTCCAGGAGCGGGAGGTGGGTGACCGGGTGGCGGCCGGCGGCGAGGTCGGCCTGGCGGCGGATGGTGAGGCGGCGGCCGTAGCTCAGCCCCTCCGTCATCTCCGGCGCCGTCGACGGCCCGAGGTAGGGCTCAAGGTCGAAGAGGCTCATGCGGCGTCACCGAAGGGGAGGCGGGGGGCTGAGCGGACGTCTTCGGCGTCGATCAGCTGGACCTCGCCGTTGCCAGTGGTGACCACGTAGCGGACCCCGATGATGGTCCCGGGGCGCCACGTCTCACCGTCCGCCCATTCCACCTCGTCGCCTTTCGTGAGGGGCGTCACGCCACCTCCCCCGCCATCAGCTGGTTGATGCGAGTGGCCGGTACCAGCTCGCCCACCGTGGGGATCTGATCGAGGAACCGCTTGGCCGCGTCCGTCTCCAGCGTCTCGACGGCGAGCACGGTGCGCATCTCTACCTCCTGCACGTCGAGTCGTTGCTTGGCCGCGGCCGCTGCGGCGTCCAGCTCTGCGAACAGCGCCCGGAGCCGGTCCTTGCGGGGATCCTGATCGTGGTCGACCGGGTGATAGGGGTAGACCTGCCCGTCCCGGCTCCGGCGGAGCGACACCCGGATGTCAGGGTTGGCCTGGGTGAAGATGTCGAACACGAGCTGGCACTCGGTGCTGGCATCGAGCAGGATCTGTTCGGCGTCCTGCCGAGCCCTCGCCATCCGTCCACTGAGTTCGCTGGTCAGCTCCTGGACGAGTCGGTTCTCCTCGGCGTAGCTGGTGTCGAGTTCTCGTTCCGCTTCGGCCTTCAGCTCGGTTACCCGAACGGCCACGTCGCCCTTGAGTGACTTGAACCGGCGCATGAGTAGCGACTTCAGTTCGGCACGGTCGGCCTTGGTCATCTTGGTCACTGCCCACCCCCGAGCTTGGCCAGGAGCTCCTCGGCCACCTGCTGGTCGGCGACGATGTCGTCGGCCACCCCGAACGAGGCGCCGGTCAGCTCCCGGCACAGGGTCAGGAGGGCCTTGCGGGCCGGGCCGTCGCTGGCGGCCGCCGGGATCCGCCCGCCCGTCTTGGCGGCGTCGACCAGCTCGCCTACGGTGATCGGGTCGCCATCGGGCTCCGGGGCCGTTCTGGCGGGCGGCTCCGGCTCGGGCTCCACCTCCACCACCTCGGCGTCGGCGATGTCCTCCACGGCCTCCACAGGGGCGCTGGCGGGCGCCTGGGTCAGGACCGCTACCGGGTCGGGCTCGTTGTAGTCCTCGGCCGTGTCGAGCAGCGCGGCGCCCGAGCGGACGAGCCGGCGGTCGGCGATGCGGCAAGCGAGGGCGTAGAGCATGTCGCTGGTCCGCTCCTTCCAGGTCTGCTTGCGCAGGTCCTCGGGGGCGGGCTGGACGAAGATCAGGCCCTCGCCCTCCTCCTCCGGCTGGTCGGGCATGGCGGCCACCACCCGGCGGGTCTTGCCCTTGGGGGTGGTGACCTCCAGCTCGCAGCGCCGCGACGTCGAGGTCACCACCTCGATCTCGTAGCCCTTGAGGGAGGCCAGCTCGACCCGCATCTCGGCGGCCACGTAGGGCTTGCCCTGGATGGGGTAGACGTTCTGGACGGCGGTGAGCAGGTCGACGCCGTTCTTGTCGGCCCACAGCTTGGCCAGCAGGACGGCGCCGGGCTTGCCCCGGTAGGCGGGGGGCACCATGTCGCCGCCGCTGGCGATCATGTTGCACACCCGCTCGGTCTCGGACAGGCTGAGCGCCTGGGTCTGCTGGGTCAGGGCCGGGTGCGGCGCGACGCCGTTGGCGCTCTGGCGGGATTGGAAGACGGGCAGGTTGTCGGTCACGGGGTCTCCTCGTGCTGTTGGGTTCGGACGCAGTAGGCGTGGTCGTGCTCGCATGGCTCCATCTCGGCCACCAGCTCGTCCCACGGGCGCTCCAGGGCGACTGGGCGCAGGACTCGGTTGATCACGCGCAGCTCGATCTCGGTGGGCTCGGGCCAGCTGTCGCCCCGGGCGACGATTGGGCCGTCGCACCCGTCGCCGTCGCCGTAGGCGTGGGCCTTCGACCCATCGCGACGCTTCACGAAGCCGATCAGCTCGTCCGCCTCGCGCCAGATGCTGACCTCGGTGCCATCCTCGCCTTCCAGCAGCCAGCCGGGGAGGCCGGACAGCTCCTGCGTCAGCAGGGTGGCGTAGGGGTCGAACGACCCGCTGGCCCAGTAGGCGACGCGGCAGCTGGCCCGGCCCGGCTGATACTTCACCGGCGGGGTCACGGGGTCTCCTCGGGGCGTAGGTTCTTCACGGTCATGCGGCGGTCAGGGGTCGGGACGCGCAGGGCGTCGTACTCGTCGGGCATCAGCTCCTTGGCCCGGTCCCGGTCCAGCGACGAGCGGAGCAGGCCGAGCTCGGCCGCCCGGTCGCCGTAGATGTCGAGGAAGTCGGTCTCGGAGCGGGCGGTGAACTTGCGGACCGGGGTGCCGATCCGGATGCGCCAGCGGCCGTCGGTGGTGGTGGCCTCGGTGGCCTCCCCCATCCGCTGGCGGATCTGCGCTTCGATCGTGGCCGCCTCGTCCTCGGCGGCTTTCACGGCGGCCTTCACCTGCTCCCGGCGGGCGATCAGGGCGGCCAGGTCGTCGATGTCGGCGGTGGCCTTGGGGTTGGCGGCGGCGTGGGCGATCTTGACGAACGGGAGGGCCTCGGCGTCGGCGGCCGGCGGCAGCTCGCCCCGCTCCACCCCGGACCACAGCCAGTCGGCCAGGTCGACCAGGCGGGCGATGTCGGACTCGTCCCGCTCGATCCACTCGTAGTGGACCGAGCACAGCCGGTCGACCAGCAGGCCGGTGGCCGGGTCGTAGTCGGTGTCGACGGTGGCGACGGCGAGCAGGCAGCGGGCCAGGCCGGTGCAGTGCATCCCGAACTGGGCCTGGGATCGGTAGTAGCCCCGCTGCCAGGGGGCGTGCGGGCCCCGGGTCTTCACCTCGAAGTTGGCGGTGATGTCGTCGAGCCCGGCCTCGGCCAGCGGCGACAGCATCCCGTCGAGGGTGGTGTGGTGGTTCGGGTGGTCGGGCGGGCGGACCAGCATCTGCTCGCCGTGGACGTACAGCCCGAAGTGGGCGAGCACGCCGTCGGCGATCGGCTGCTCCCACCGGTGGCCCCGGTCGGCCAGTGCGGGGTCGATCGAGTCGCCGGTGTCGAGGCCGAGCTTGGAGGCGACGACCTTGGTGCCGCCCCCGTAGATGCCGTTGTCGGCGGCGGCGACGTCACTGGCACCGATGGACTTGCGCCGCTCCTCGAGCCAGGCTGCGTGGTCGTCGGTCACGGCGCACCGTCCAAGGCCCGGTGGAGGAGGACGAGCTGGCAGGCCAGCCACTCGTCGCCGGTGCTGGTCTCGACGGAGTCGAGGTAGATGGCGGTGATGGTGCCGACGGTGTCGCGTGGGTTGGCGATGTGGGCGACCTCGTCGCCGATGTGGGCCCGCAGGGCCTGCTCACCAGCGACGGACGGGTGGGAGTAGCGGGGGTGGCTCATGCTGCTTGGCCTCCGGTGTGGCGGGCGATGGTGCGGGCGTGGTAGAGGGCGATGAGGGCGGCGTCGGCCCGCCCCTGGTCCTTCTTCCGGGCGAAGTAGGAGGCCATGTGGGGCCACAGCTCGATGGCGAGGGCCCGGGCGGCGTCCTTGTCCTTGCCGTTGAGGCGGAAGGTCTTCTTCCACTCAGTGGGCGGGACGTGGAGGATTCGGTGGTGGTTGGCCGCGAAGTAGCCGAGCAGCACGCCGTAGGATCGGCCGAAGGTGAAGGCGAACTTGCCGCCCTCGCCGGGCATCGCGTGAACCAGCTCGATGGCTACAGGGTTGCCTGCGTGCATCTCCCATGGCCCGAACTCGTCAGGCAGATAAAGCTGGTCGAGCAGTGCCGGGGCGACGTGGCCGTCGGCGAGTGGCATATCTGCCACCCAGCGCAGCTCCTCACCTTCGACGCAGGCGATGGCGCCTGTCTTGCCGGGGTCGATACCGATGCAGCGCAGAATCACAGCTCGCCTCCTTGCGTGATGGGGGTGCGGTATGGGGTGGGCGGTGTGGACCCGTCGTCGCCGAGGACGACCCAGGTGTCCCGCTTCCAGTGGGTCAGGCTGTTGAGCCAGTAGCGGCGGGTGCCGGGCTCGGGGTCGGTGGGGGCCTTGTAGAACCAGTGGCGCCCGTCGTCGTCGGTGGCCTCGATGGTGCGGGGCGGGTCGACGGGACAGTCGATGGTCTGGCCGTGCCAGGGGCCGCCGATGAGCTGGATGCGGGTCACCAGCCGGCCCACCAGAAGAAGGCGCCGAAGATGAGGGCGACGAGGATCAGGTAGAGGGCGAGGGTGCGGCAGCAGCCGAGGACGTTGTTGAACTCGGCGAGGTCGTCATTCATCGGAGGCCGCCTTGGCTTCGGCGACGAGCTGGTCGTAGGTGGCGAGGGCGGCGATGGCCTGGTTTCGGAAGTCGTTGTAGAGGACAGCGAGCCTGCGCTCGAAGCCCGGGATGATCGGCACGGTGTTCCAATTGCGGAGCAGGTCTTCCTGCTCGTCGGTGAGGCGGATGATGATGTCGGCGGCCATCACCGCACCGCCTTGCGGTCGGTCCAGGCGGTGGCGGCCCACCCGACGGCGGCGGCGGTGAGGGCGACGCCGATGGAGCCGGCGTACCAGGGGCCGCCTCGTTCGTGGTAGCCGACGGCGGCGAGGAGGAACACGACGGCGCAGGCGAGCCAGACGGCGAGGACGCAGCGCATGATCCGGTCGCCGGGGTCGTAGGGGGGCGGGGCGGGCTGGTCGTCGGGGGTGTAGGCGTCGGCGAGGGTGGCGGCTTCCCAGTCGTCCAGCTCGATGCGGTAGCGGCGGGCGGGGCGGGTGCGGGGGATCTCGTAGGCGGGGCCTTCGTAGGGGAAGGCGGTGGGCATGTCGGGGGCGGTCACTTGGCCACCTCGGCGAGGAGGGCGGCGAGGAGCTGGTCGACGTGGTGCTGCTGGAGGTTCAGCTGGTTGAGGCTGCCGTGGTCGTCGATGAAGCCGATGACGGCGCCGGAGCCGGAGCCCCAACGGGCGGGGTAGTTGACCCGGATGTGCTCGATGTTGAGCATCCCGTGGTCTTGGTGGGGGCCGAAGGGCAGGTAGGCCATGTGGCTGGTGAAGACCTGGAGGCTGCTGCTGTTCAGGGTGTCGCTGTCGTTGCGGTCGGTCATGGCCGTGATGGTAACGACGCCGATGACAAACGTCAAGCGTCATTTGTCTATGGTAGAAGTACCTAGGACGCAGGTAGAAGCAGGATGGTCTACCGACCAGCACTGTGAGTCGCATGTCGCCACGGATTGTGCAAACGGCGATGGACTCATGGACAAGAGCGTTTGACACCCGTAGGATGACCGCCATGGCACCCCCCGTCAGTACCGACGTCCGCCCCTCAACCGCTTACATCGCCCTCACCGAACTGACCTCGGTGGGCGCAGGCAGGGCCGCCGCCGCGCTCGACGTCATTCTCAAGAACCGGGGCCACCGGGCCACCGAGGAGCTGCGCTCAGCCCTCGGCGTCAGCCGGCAGACCATCCACAACTGGCGCAGTGGGGGCGTGGGGCTCACCCCCGCCCAGGTGTGGCGCATCGCCGAGGTCTACGCCTGCCCCGACTTCCCCGCCAGCCCCGAGGATGTCGAGCGGCAGCGGCCTACCATCGCGGCCGACACCGCCGCCCTGTTCGATCTGTTCTACGCCGACAACCACCGCGATGCTTTGGGATGGCTTCTCGACTTTCGTTCAACGCATTTTCCATGGAACGACGCGCTGAACGTCAACTGAGAACAGCGAATGTTGGCAGCGACGTAACGCCCAGGTAGACAGTCCGAGCGGGGGTACGGAGGGAAACGAGAGGGGCAAGAGTTGGCGGCGGAGCTATGGCCAACCATCGAATACTGGCTCGACGGCAAGGTGGCCCGAGGCAGGCTCAAGGCGGCAACGGCGGACGGCCAGCGGTTCTGGCTTCACTCGTTCGCTGAGTTCGTGGGGGAGGACACCCCGCTGCGGGAGATTGACGCGGAGCACTTCGAGCGGTGGCTCGCCCAGCTCCGCACCCGACGAGGGCTCGAGCTGAAGCCGTCCTCCCGCAACACCGTCTCGACCCCGATCAGGGCATTCTTCACCTGGTGCCACCGGCGGGGCCTCATCGAGTGCGACCCCTGCGTCGACGTCGAGCGGGCCCGGGTGCCCGAGGCGCCGGTCCGGGCACTCACCCGGGAGCAGGTAGCCAAGGTCGTAGCCGCTGCCCCGAACCACGAGTGGCGGGCCATGATCCTCGTCGCCGTCAACCTCGCCCTTCGCATCGGCGACCTCGCCACGATGCGGGTCGAGCACTGGGACCGCGACCGCCAGGTGCTCCGCATCCCCGCATCGAAGGGCGGCGACACCGACGAGCTAGCCACCGACGGCGAGGCCGGCGAGGTGTTGGCCCACTGGGTCGACCACGGCCTCGACGGCGCCGTAGCGGGCCCCATGTGGCCCAGCCCCGACCGGCCCGGGGAGAACTACTCCCGCTCGTGGATCGGCGCCAACCTGGCCCGCATCGGCCGCTCGGTCGGCGTCGACATGAGCGCCCACGATCTTCGCCACACGACCGCCACCGACATGGACCGGGAGGGCGTGCCGGTCCCGATCGGGATGAAGGTGATGCGGCACAAGTCGATGGGGTCCTACCAGCGCTATTCGGTGGCCAGCCTCAACGAGACGCGCAAGGTGCTGTCGCAGCGGGTGCCGTTCCATGAGACGCGGAACGGCCGGCCCCCCGAAGGAGACCGGCCGTTCCACTGACAACCGCACGTGTTCCCACGATGAGCCCAGCGAGCTAAGCGAGGCTGCCGCCAGGTTACACCGCATCCCCGCCCAGGTGCTGCACCAACCCCGTGAGGCGGTCGATCTCCAGGCGGCACCGGTGCGTCTCCCGTTTGCACATCCGCAGGGCGTCCCGGGTCTCGGCCAGCTCCGACTCGTGCTCCGCCCGCAAGCGGGCCAGCTCGGCCCGGTAGTCGGCCACCTCGGAACGCAGGGCCAGCAGCTCGGCTTCGGTGGCGGCCTGGTCGAGCTCGACCCGGGCCCGGTAGGCGTTGAAGTCGGAGGTGAGCGCAGCGATCCGCCGCTCGGCCAGGGTCTCCCCGTCCTCGACGGCGGTGCGGAGCTTCGTGAACAGCCACCCGCAGGCCCCGATGATGGAGGCGACAATACCGCCGGTGGTGACCTGCTCAATGGAGGGAAGGTCAGCCACGGGCCTCGGCTCCCATGCGGTCGAGGTGGTTGAGGAACCCGGCCCGGGCGAGGGACTGCCAGTAGTACAGGAAGACGAACAGGGCGAGGAGGGCGCATGTGGCGGCCCCTGTCCACGGTCTCGGGTCCCGGTCGGCCATGAGCAGGGTCTCGGCCCGCAGCCCCCACCAGGTGACCCCGAGAGCGGCCGTGGCGGCCTCGAGCTGTTGGCGGGATGGTAGGGCGAACGCTGCGAGGCAAGCGGCAATGTAGGCACCCCCCAGGGCGATGGTGACCGGCCCACGCACGAAGCCTACGTCAATGGGGGTGATGGCCGTGGCCAACGCTACGGCGGTGGTGAGGGCCTGGCCGAGGGCGGCGACCCGGTTCAGGAGCACGAGGGGGGTTCCTTGGCGGGAATGAGGGGGAACGAGAGTCCACGTGATGCCGCCTAGTATCCCCTGGCTGCGGTCACGGGCCCGGCCGGCAGGGGTGATCCACCCGAGGGTGGTGGGCCATTGGGCCTACACGGTGGGGGCCGGCGTCACGGCTTGATCCGAATGCGGTAGACCTGACCGTTTCCCGGCGCAACATCGAAGTTGACCCGCAACGTCGTCGCCGTCAGGTCGTCGACCGTGATGGCGCCGCCTGGGGTGATGTACTCACCCGCCGGGGACAGCAGCGAGATGGCCGTCGGCATGTACGCCGGAGATGTCACGGTCGACAGGTTGAGGTTGTGGGTGACCGTGAACGCGGTCGTGGTCCCGTCGCCGGTGATCGTCAGATTCTGCGCCCCGTCGGGGTTCACCCATATTGTGCCGTTCCACCAGATGGGCCGGTTGATCGTCGTATCGAAGTACGCCGTGCCCGGGTGGTTGGTGCTGAGGGTTGGTCGTCCGGCCGTCGTGCCGGTCGGGATTACCGCTCCAGCGTGGACCCACCCTGGCACGCCGTAGCCGTTGTTCGGGCCCCAGGCGACCAGAGTGCGTAGGGTGGTGTCGTAGTAGGTTTGCCCGTCGACCGCGGTCGCCGATGGCCTCGCCGCGGTGACGCCATTCTCTGAGGTCTGGATGCGGCGGTAGAACGTCCCGTCGTCGGCCTTCTCCATCGAGAGGCCGCCGACATCGTGATAGAGGCGTCGGCGATTCGAGGTTGCAGACCTGTCGCGGAAGATGACCCCGTGGGGAGCGGAGCCCAGCTCCAGATCATCGTTGGTGATGTTCCGTATTGCCCCCCGGCCAGAGCCGCCGTCGGTGACTTGTGAAACGACGTTTGCGGGGTTGGCCCCATCTACGGCGTTGTCGTATCCGTCCTGGACCCGGACGCTCCCCCCGCTTGCGCCGTGCTCGCCGAATACGTTGCCGGTCACCGTGTTGTAGTTGCCGGAGATGATGTCGATGCACCAGTCGGGTGTGCCTGACATGCAGTTGCCGACGAATGTATTGCCATCTGAGTTCGTCAGTTCGAAGTGAGAGGCTTCCGCATACGTGTGATTGCCACCTATGAACACGTTGCCATGGCTGTTCGCCATGACTACGCCAACGTAGGAGTTGGCGACTGGCTGCAAGCCGTGGACCTTCAAACCGAAGAAGTGGTTGCGGTGGCTGTCGTCGCCAAGGCGTAGCGGGGTTCCTGCGTACGACTCAATCTGCAGGCCAAAGAAGGAATTGTTGTTGGAACTGTCCCCCACGTCCAAGGGCTGCAGATCAAAGGCTGGAGACGTCGTTCCGTTGCCGCAGCCGTCGGTCTTAATCGAGTAGAAGTCGCAGTCCCACACCTGGACCAGGTGCATGGCTCGGGCCATGTTGATCATTCTGATGTGCTCAAACTTGGAGAGGATGACCTCCTCCAGGTAGAACGCAGTCCCGGCGTTTGCCGCAGTTGACCGGACTGTAAACCCGCTCACCCAACACCCTGCAGCCGTGGTAGACACCGGCTTCCTGATGTCGAAGATCGCCTGTCCTGCCGTGAAAGATGACGTCGGCCGAAGGGTTGTCCGTTCGACTCCGGCCCCTACGATATGGAACCCCGCCCGCCTTATGATCGGGAGGCCCGGTGACAGGACGAACGTGCCCGGGGGGAACGTGATCCCTGCGGCCGAGGTGGCCGTAAGGGCGTGTGTTATGGCGGCACCAATTGCCGTCGTGTCGTCTGTCGTGCCGTCCCCCTTGGCCCCGAAGCACGTGACCGGGACGGTGCCCTCGAAGACCGCCTGTAGCTGCACCGAGCCGGCGTTGATGAACGACCCACCGTCGCTTGTGCCTGTTCCGCTGGCCACCACACGGTAGGTGGCGCCGCCAGTGGCAGCGTTCTGGAAGTAGGAGGCGGTCTGAAGCGCGGCGCCAACAGCAAGCCAACCAGATGCGATGTCGCTGAGGATCACGGCGTTGATGGCGCCGCCCGTTGTCTTGAGGTACGGGTAAACATTGGCTACGCGATCCAGCCCCTGGTCGCTGAGCACTTCAAGGACCGCGTCTTCGAAGATCGAGCTGGCCGGCACGGAGACGGGAGCGGGAATGAGGGCGTTGATGTCGACGCAGTCGTCGCCGTCGACCGAGATGAGCTCGCCCTCACCGTCGTAGTCACGGTCGCCGGAGGGTGCCACCTCGTAGGTGGTCACCTCGTGCCAGGTGGCGCCCCGCTTGATCTCGACCGTGATGTCCCACGTGAGGCCCCCGGGAGTGAGGGCCAGGTCGGCGCCGGTTGAGGTGGTCGGTTTCAACGGCGCTGTCGCCCACATGCCGTCGGCGGCCTCGGCGGTGAGGGTGCTGACGACAGTGGTGGGGTGCTCGTGGGCGCCGTTGGTGGGGTCGACGATCGGGGCGCCATCGTCGGGGCGCGACAGGGTGGCCGTGGCCCGGACGTGGGTCCACGGGATCGACGACGCAAGCCAGGCCGGGTCGAGCTGGCCGCCGACAGGATAGGTGCGCAGGGTGGAAGCCGTCGCCATCGGGTGGTCAGACGCCGTAGATCTCGACGAACACGGATACCAGGTCCAACCCGACTGCGAGAGCGGTCGCGTTGTTGGAGCGCCACAGCGAGCACGGCGACAGCGCTGTGGTCGACGACGGGATTTGAGCGCTGGTGAGTGTGCCGGTGGCGTAGGCGCCGGTATTGAGGCGGGTGAGGCGGTACTCGGCCCCGCCGGTGGCAGGGCAGATGATCTCGAACTCGTAGAGGTCGGTGCTGAGCGTGTTGGCCGGGAAGCTGGCCCCGAGGTCAATCGGGGTGCCGGCGGACCCGGCCCCGAAGTAGACAAAGAGGTTGGTATCGGACGCGCCATGACCGACGCCGATGCAGTTCGTCAACGTGGAGGGCTCCACGTCGGAGGGGGCGCCGGTGGCGGAGGTGACCCCTGCGAACTGGCGAGCCCCAGCGACGGTGGCAGCGTCGGAGCAGCCGAACCTGGCCAGCCACCGGAACCCCCCTAGCGTGCCGCTCCCGGTGAGCAGCGTTGCCCCGGCGTGCCGTATTGATGCCAGCGACCCCCCGGTCGATGCGGACACTATTCCCGTTCGCTTGGCCCTCGTGAACGTAGACGTGGAGGCGACGCTCCGGGCGGTCAGGGTGCCGACGGACGCCGCCGACATGCCGACCCCGCTGACCGAGACGGTGTTGGTGCCGAGCATGTATGCGACCCGGCCCCGCACGGTCCCGCTGGCGACCGGCGAGTCGGGCGCTGCGAGACTACGGAACCCGCTCACTGGACCGTCCCGTCGGGGAGGCGGTGGACGGAGTAGGCGTCGCCGGAGCCGACGATCGACAGGACGTGGCGTGTCCCCGGCGGGGTGGTGATGGCCTGCCCGGGCAGGATCGCCACCGTCCCGTCCGCTGCGGCGACAGCGGTCGCGCCGTTGTGGGTGACGTAGATCGTGTTGATGGTGGACCGGTTCAGGATCTCGCATCGGCACGAGCCTTGGGGGCCGTTAGCCTCGACGAGCACGGTGTCGGCGGTCGTGCCAGACAAGGTGTTGTGGATGCCAACGAGGGTGTTGCCTGCGGTGTTGAGGTAGGACTCAGTTGCCATGGTGCCTCTCGACTATCGGGCGGGCGGGTAGAGGGGGCCGCCCTTGATGAGGGAGGCCTGGGGGGCGGGGTCGTGGCGCTGGTCGAGCATCCCTTCGAGGGTGCGGAAGAACAGCAGGATGATCGGCGCCCACGTCTGCAGCTCGGGGGGCAGGTCGTCGACCTTGAGGACGTTGACGACGGCGACCACGGCGGCGAGGGCGACGGCTTGGAGGACAGCTCGGGCGAGGCCGACGAGCCAGGGTCTCACACCGGACATGGGGGGCTCCTTGGGTTGGCTTACTGGTCGGGCAGGTGCGCCCAGGAACGCTTGTTGTGGATGGAACTCACGACCGTCTTCGTTACGCCGTACCTTGCGGCGATCTCCGACATGGGCACATTGCCAACAAGGCGGCGGATCTCCCGCACATCCGACGGCCGCAGCTTCGCCACGGTGAAGGTTCCGTCGACGTGGCGGTCAAGGGCGTTCTCTGTGGGCGTTCCCCACCGCAGTCTACTGGTCCCGATCGTTCGGGAGCGCTTGCCACTGGGCCAAGTTCTTGGCGACATTACTCACCTCGAAGAACTGAATGCTTGGTGATCCGCTGTAGTCGTTGCCGGTGAAATGGATGGAGGAGAGGACGGTTTGGCCCTGCACCGTCTGGCCGCCGCCGTTCGAGCCTTCGTTGATGATCACCTTGTTGCAGTTGACGATGATGTTGTTGGAGAAGGTGATGTTCCCGGCGGGTCCGACTCGTGACTGCCCAGCCGGTGAGTTGGCGGGCATGGTGGAGGCGAACCCGAGGAGCCAGTTCCGGGGGGCCATGGCGTAGTTCTCGGAGCTGGTGGTGCTGAGCCAGTCGGAGGTCCGGTTCGATGTCCGGACCACCATGGCGTTGGTCGAGTTGGAGATCGTATTGCCGTCGAAGACGATGTTGGTCGACTCGCCGGCGGCGATGGCGCCGTTGATCCAGTTGTCACCGAGGGCGTTGCCGAACCCGTCGCAGTTGTCGAGGGTGCAGTTCTGGACGGTGGCGTAGTTGCAGCCCTCGAAGAAGATCCCTCCGCCGGGGTGGTCGGCCATGTCGCAGTTGTCGATGAGGATGTCGCGGCAGTCCAGGTCAAACCAGAACCCGATACGGCAGGTGCCGGAGACCCCGGAGCGGGTGCCCCGGCTGACACAGTCGGCGATGACGACCGGGGCAGGCGTGCGCTGCCAGGCCAAGGGCACGACGTCGGTGCGGGCGTCGGTGCCGCCCTGCCATGTGAGCTTGATGTTCGCCCCGTTGGAGCTGGTGCCCGTGGCCGGGTTGAGGGCGTTGGCCTCGAGGGTGACGGTGTGGATGAGGTGGCCGCCGTTGTTGAAGTCCCCGTTGATGCCGGTGACGGTGTGGGCGTAGATGGTGCAGTCGTAGACGGTGCAGTTGTCCGACAGGGCTATCCCGTTGGAGGAGTTGTTGTGCAGCGTGCACCCGTATATGAACCAATTGTTGGACCGTGCGGCCGGCCACGACCCGCCAATTCGGTCATTGGGGAACGCCTGTATTGCACCGTATTCTTGGAAGCTGGTCCCGTTGCCGTAGTTGCGGATCAGCATGTCGCCGATGACGACATTGTCGGAGGTGCCCAGGTTCCCGGACCGGAAGCAGTAGTTCTTCCCGGTCCCTTCGAGGATCGTGGTGTCGCCTTGCCCCCGGAAGTGGTCGCCGGTCTTGGGGCGCACGTCGGAGAAGTTGGTGAAGGTCCCGGCGGTCAGGTTGTAGTGGGTGCCGGGCGGGTTGGCGGCCACGATCGCAGCGCAGTTGTCGCTCGGGTTCAGGGTGACCGCCGAGCCCGTGTTGAAGGTAGGGACCGTGGGCGCCGCTGTAGAGCCGGAGCCGGCCGGAACCGTGGGTGACACGGTGACCGCCACGGCGGTCCCCTGCTCGGTGGAGGGGCCGACGGTGGCCGCCCCCGGGTTGTAGGTCCCGGCCGTGGTGGTGGCGACCTTGGCCACGTAGATCTGGCGGACCCCGGCCCCCGAGTTGAGCACCGTCGTGTGCCCGGAGGGGGCGGCGGTGACGGTGGTCCCGTCGGCTTGGTCCCAGTTCAACAGGTTGACGGCCAGGCCGAGACTGTTGGCCTCGTTGGCGATCCCGCCGGGGTCGACGGGGGTGTTGCCGTAGGTGGGGGTCCCGGCTGCGACATAGGCGGTGTTGGCCAGGGCCACGACGGCGACCCGCACCGCGTGGGAAGCGGTCACCGTCCACGTGGTCGGGGCCGAGTAGTCGATGAGGGCCAGCCACCCTCGGGGCCGGAAGCTGTTACCGGCGAGGGTGCCGCCGGGGATGATCGTCCCGGGGTGGGAGACGGTGACCGTGGCGTCCTCGGCGGGGCCGGTCCCGGCGATGATCATGAGCGCCTTGTCGCCTGGCTGGAGGATCGAGGGGTTGGTGCCGGACACGGCCTGCCCGTCGGCGGTGACAGAGCTGGAGGCGATCGAGTGGGAGGTGGCCGACCCGGCCGACGACAGCACCCATCCCCGCTGCACCGAGGCGGTCCCGTCGACGGTGAACGCCCACTCTTCGGAGATGGTGGCCCCGGTGGAGTTGGTGGCCACGAACCGGAACGTGTGGACCCCGGCCGGGGTGGCAACCAGTTCGGTGTCGTCCCACGTGAGGGTGGTGGGGGTCGAGGCGATCGTCTTGCCGAGGCCCCGGTACCAGCCGCCCCCGACGGAGGTGCCGCCCATCGGGTTGGACCCGTCGGGGGTTTTCCATTCGAGCTCGACGTTCATGACGCCACCGAGGTCGCAGGAGCCGGAGGCGATCGTGGCCCCCACCTCGAACGGGTCGCCCAACGGTGGGGGCGAAGGGGTGAGGGTGAGCACACCGAACGTGGCGGGGATCGCGGCGGGGGGCGCTTGGGTGAGCGCGACGGTGGACACCGTGCCGGAGGCGTGCTCGACGTACACCTGGTAGGTGTTGATCTGGGGGCGGGCCTGGATCTCGACGAGGTCACCAGCGGACACAGCCAGCTCGGGGAGGGTCAGTTCCCGGCCGGTCCCGGCGAGGGTGTAGACTTCGACGTCGGCGGTGATGGCGCCGGTGGTGACGTTCCGGGCCCGCACCCACCCGGCCCCGGGGCCGGTGCCTTCGAGGGCTTGGGCTTGGACGACGGCGGTGAACCAGCCCCCCGTCTCGGTCCGCCCTTCCCACATGGGGAGGTAGCGGGACGGCTGGTTGGCGGCGCCCCGGCGGCGGCGGATGAGGGGGACCGACGCGAATGTCATACGGCGGCCTGGGTTTCGTAGGTGATGTGGGCGATGAGCTGGTCGCCGTTGGTGCCGGTGGTGGGCCCGGAGGCGTCCCACAGGCCGGACGCGTTGGAGTCGTAGACGAACTTCATGACCCGATCGTCGGTCAGGTAGAGGCCCCCGGAGCGGGGGGTGAGCCCGAACCGGATCACGGTGAACGTCCCGGCCTGCACAGACCCCGACTTGGGGTCGAACGGGACCTTGGCGGAGACGACGCCGGTGATGGCCGACCCGGCCCCGAAGTTGAACTCCAAGCGGACCTCGACGGTGTACTGCTGGGTGCGCCGGTAGCGGGCCACGATCCCGCCGACCCCGGTGGACACGTTGCTCGTCTCGGGGGAGTAGGAGGCCCAGGCGCCGGTGCCGGCGGCGGCCAAGGTGAGGTCGTCGAGGCGGGCGTCAACGGTGGCGAACCCGGCCTGCGGCGACAGGCCGAGGGTCTGCTGGAGGACGGTGAGCGCCGTGCTGGTCTGGGTGTGCAGGGTGGAGTGGGGCGGCGTGTCCAGGGTGGAGCCGGGCGCTGTGAAGGTGTCGTAGTCCGTTGGCCAGGCCATCAGGGGTTCTCCTGGAGTCCGTAGGTGGTGATCAGGGCACGGCGCAGAGCGGCGACCTCTCGGCCGTCCATGCGGGGCTGGCCGAGCGTGACCCGCCTCGTGGTCTGGCCCCGTTCGGCGGTGGTGTCGACCGCGGTCACGGGGAGCGTGTAGCGGACCCCGGCGACCTCGGCCCGGACGGTGTCGCCGAGCATGTAGTCGGCGTGGTAGCGGGTCCCGTGGGTTTCGGTGGCGACCAGCTCGAGGGTGGGCCCGGACCATTGGGCGGCCTCGTCGGCGGCGGCCTGGAGGTCGGCGCCGGTGGAGGCGCCCCGGTCGATGAACAGGCCCCGCTTGCGTGCCCACAAGTCGGTGCTGAGGGTGGCGGTGGCCAGCTCCCGGGTGGCGCCTTCGCCTGCGCCGCCGGCATAGATGTCGGTGGCGGCCGGCATCGTGTTGGCCCAGGTGAAGTCGGTGAGGGTGTTCAGCCCGGAGGAGAACACCACGTTGGGGCGGTCTTCGATGCCCCGCACCCAGGCCCGCATCCCGACCCCGTCAACGATGAGGCAGTGGATGGTGTCCCGCCCGGCGACCTTGGCCCGGATGTAGTCGAGGCAGGGTTCCATCCGGGCCTTGTAGGTGGTGGACGGCCCGGGGCTGATGTAGGACAGGACGATGGAGTCGAAGCGCTGCCAGTCGGGGTCGGCGTCGATCCCGACCTGGTCCTGGAGGAACGCGGCGGTGACCTGCTCCAGGTCGGCGGTCACTTCCCAGTAGGCGGTGGAGTCCCACGGGGTGTCGGGGGCGGCGGGGTTGGGGAAGGCGGGGACCTCGTTGATCAACCCGATGTCCAACCGGAACGGGATGGTGATGAGCCCGTCGGAGCCGGTGGCCCGCTCCTCGACCACGTAGCAGGGGACCTGGTAGACGTTGGTGGGGTGGATCAGGTCGTCGTCGGTGATGAGGAGCCCGACGATGTCAGCCGAGGCGGAGGCCGTGAGCAGCTCGGCCAGGGCCGGCGACGACTGGGGGAGGGTGATGGTGCCGCCGGTGACGGTGTTCTGCTCTTCCCGCCACACGATGCGCTGCCAGTCGGTGACGGGCCCGGTGAGGGTGCCGTTGCGGCGCGTCTCGACTCGGATCATGCGGAGAGCTGGCGGTGCTGCCAGGTGATCGCGATGCGGGTGTTGGTGTCGGCCCCCGCCACGCTGAACGCCACCTCGTTGTGGCCACCCACCAGCGGGAACAGGCGGCTGCCGGCGGCGATCCCCCCGTAGGAGTTGGTCGCCCCGATCCGCACCGACGGCGACCGGTCATCGGTGACCACCGTCAGCACCGCCCCCGACGACAAGGTGCCAGCCCACCGCCACCGGTAGCCCGTCGTCCGCGACATCACCTCCACCGACGTGGCCGCCCCCGTCAGCTCGAAGGTGGGCCACGCCTCGGCGTCACCCAGGTTGACCAGGGTGACCGCAGCGGTGCCGGCCGCTTCGGTCGACTGGAACCCGGAGAACGGCTGGCCGGCCTGGTCGAACCCCATGGTGGCGTTGAAGTCGGTGGCCGTTGCGCCGGTGCCGGTCACGGGGAACGACACCCGGGCGTCGACGAGGTCCAAGCTGGCCCACGTCGGGTCGGACGCCCGGAAGATCAGGTCGACCGGTAGCACCCGGTCGCGTCCGGTTTCGATGGCGAGCCCGTCGAGGCCGCCGGTGTAGCGGGCCGAGATCGAGCGGACCTCACCGTCGGGGCGGGTCACCATCACCTGGCAGTTCCGGCCCCGGGTGGTGCCGGGGATGACGGGGGTAACCGCGGCACCCAGCCGCTGCAACGCTTCGAGGAGCTCCTGGTTGGAGTCGCAGTCGACGATGAGGCGGACCCGGAACGCCTTGGCCCCGTACCGTGCCCGCCCGTCGAGGGAGCCGGCGAGGAGGCCGCCGGCGGTCAGCTCCGGGGTTTCGATCGGGGGGAGGCCGAACAGGGCTTGGCCGGGGCCGAGGCGGTAGGGGCGGGAGTGCTCGTCGCAGGTGAGCAGGTCACCGTTGGCGCCGACGATGGTGACGGCCAGCAGGTCGGTCATGATTTACGGCGCCGCTTATTGACAGGGAATAAACGGCGCCGCATAATAGGCGCATGAGCACCGGCACCTTCCAAATCGCAGACGGCCCCACCATCACCGCCACCATCGCAAGCAACACCGACAGCGACTGCCCCACCTGCGGGTTCTCCCACCGAGCCGTCGGCTGGAGGATGATCTCCTCGTCCAACAGGGGATACGCGATCTTCCGCTGCCCCACCTGCAAGAACCACCTGGCGGTCTTCGGCGGATGACCGGCCCAGGCCGTCCCCGCAAGGGACCACGCATCTGCGTCCGCCTCGCCGGCGAAGAGCAGCTCGCCCGGGTCGACACCTGGGCGAGCGCCCGCGACATCCGAGATCGGGCCGAAGCGATCCGCCAACTGATCGACCTGGGGCTACTCGACGGCTAGTCATGCGGCGGGCAGCAGGTGCTGCAGCTCGACCAGCTCCTCGAGGAGCGGGCGCCGGTTGTCGGAGACGAGGGTGCCGATCAGCGGGGTCCGCCCGCCAGCGCCCTCGGGGGCCGGGTCGACCGCCATCATGGCCCGGGTGTCAGCGGCCGAGATCACCAGCTCCCCCGCCTGCAGCAGGGCCAGGGTCTCGGAGCCGGAGCGGCCCGGGACGATCCCGCCGGAGTGGAGCTTGGGGATGGTGAACCCGGAGCCGCCCCCGATCGGGAACCAGTCGGGCAGGGTCACCGAGAACCCGCCCACCGTGTCGTTCCACAGGGACCGGATCGAGTTCATGGCGTCCTCGAAGGGCTGGGTGATGAAGTCCCACAGGCCCTTCCCGGCGTCCATCAGCCGGCCCGGGAGCTCGGTGACGAAGTCGACGATGGCGTCGAAGGCGGCGACCAGCTGGTCCTTCAACTCGATCCCGGCGTTCCACAGGTCGGAGAACAGGGAGGCGATGTTGGAGATGTTGTCGGCCAGCTTGTCCTTCAACCAGCCCACGATCTCGGCCACGGCGGGCACGAGCTCGTCGATGATGAACGAGGCGACCGTCTTCAGGATCGGCCACAGGGTGTCCTTCAGGAACCCGGCGACGGCATCCACCGCGGCACGGAACCAGTCCCAGTTCTGGTAGGCCCAGATCACGGCGGCTGCTGTGGCGGCCACGGCGGCGGCCATCAGGATGAACGGGGCGAGGGCGGCCAGGGTGGCCACCGCTGCCGCCGCGGCCGACACGGCCCAGGCGATGAAGGCGCCGACGACAACCACGCCGATCACGGCGGCGACGGCGATGAGGGCCGCCTGGTTGTTGGCGAAGAAGTCCACGATCTGCCGGCCGATGTCGACCACCTGCTCGAAGGCGGGGACGACGTCGTTGAGGACGATCGCCCCCAGCTCCTCCATCAACCCGACGAACCCGCTCGCCCCGGTGGTCCCCTCACCTTCGAAGACGACAGCGATGAACGCCTCGACCCCGGTGATCACCCGCTCCAGGAACGGCAGGAGCTTCTCCCCGGCCCGGATGAGGAGGTCAATCCCCTTGCGTTTCAGCAGCTCCAGCCGGCCCGAGAAGGTGCCACCAACGGCGTCGGCCGCCCGCTGCGTCGACCCCTCAATGTTGTCAAGGGTGCCGATCATGGGGTCCAGGGCGGCGACAGCGTCGATGCCGAGGTCTTCGAACTGGGTGCCGAACAGGGCCACGCCGAGCTGCTCCTGCAGCACCTGGTCGCCGACCCCGGCCAGGGCCTGGATGATCTCGGAGGTGGCCTGTGCCGCTTCGGGCCCACCGTTGGCGATGGTCTGCATGGTCTCCTCGGCGTTGCGGCCGAGGCGCTTGTAGGCGTCGATGGTCAGGTCTGACCCGTCAATGGCCCGGATCGAGAACTCCTTGAGGGCGTCGGCGGCCAGGTCGGTGTTGCGGGCCCCTGCACCCACCGAGCGGGTGATGGCGGAGATGGCCTGCTCACCGGTGATGCCCAGCTCGTCGAAGCTGGAGGCGTACTCCTCGATGGTGTCGATCAGCTCGCCCCGCATCTCCTGCGGGAGCTTCTGGGCGGCCGCTGCGATCAGGTCGAACCCGGAGGTCGAGTCGCTGACCAGGTCGTTGGCGATCAGCTGCCCCACGCCACGAGCGGCCCGGGACACGTCCTCGCCGAGGATGTTCGACAGGGTCAGGGCCTGCTCGGCCATCCCCTGGATGTCGGTGCTGTCCATGAGGGACAGGTCGCCGAGGTTGGTGGAGATGGCGGTGATGGCCTCGTTGACCTGGCCGATGTTCTCCCCGAAGTTGTTGGCCCACACGTCGCCGGCGACCTCGCCCACCTTGGCGGCGGTGGCGTCGTCGAGGCCGAGGGAGGCGGCCAGCTGGGCGTTGGCGCCCTGCCGGTCGATGGCGTCCATGGTGCCCTTGACGAGGGCACCGCCGATCGCGAGCCCGACGCCGCCCAGGGCCAGGGCCGCCTTCGATCCGAACCCGGCCCCGAACCGCTGGCCGGCGTCCTCGCCGGTGGCGCTGACGTCGTCGCCGACCTGGCCGAGTTCCTTGTCGATGACCTTGCGGAACCCCGTGGCGGAGGGGACGAGGGACACGTAGGCGGAGGCCAGCTCGATCGCCATCAGTCGTCCACCTCCTCGGTCACGTAGCGGGACGCCAGGACGGCGTCGACTTCTTCGGGCGCCATCGCCTCCCCACCGAGGTGCTGGTCGCCGGACTCCACCCCGGGCCGGGGCAGGGGCTTCGGTCGGGGGGCGCCCTTCTTCCCCTGCCGCTGCCAGTTCGCTGCGGCCAGCACGTCCACCACCGACGCCAGCAGGTACTCGACCCTGGTCCACTGCGGCCCGTGGAGCGCAGCGACGGTGGCCGACTCGGGGGGCAGGTGGTTCAGGAGGGCCACCAGCTTCCGCCACTGGCGGCCCCGGATCAGGGCCCCCACGTCGAGCTGGTAGTACCGGTGGAAGTCGGCCTCTACCGCACTGCCTTGGCCGACCGGGTCAGCCGAGCAGACTTGGAGGGCCGCGACGATTTTCCCAGGTCGACACCGATGTGCTTGAAGTACCGGTCGACCAGGGCCCCGAACTTCCCGGTGGTCAGCCGGGCCTCCAGGGCGTCGAGCCGCTCGTACTCGTCCTTGCCGAGGAGGAGCCAGAGCGACATCTGCAGGTCGCCCTTGGAGAGGTACTCGATGGCCTCCACCGGCGGGTCGCCGGGGAAGATGAACTGCTCGCCGCCGAAGGACCAGGTGAACGGTTCGCCCTCCTGCTCGATGGCGTCCAGGTCGAAGACGTCGGTCTCGTCTCCGCGTGGCATCAGACGTTGTCCACGTAGATGTAGGCCTTGTTGCCGGAGCCGTCGGGGTAGCAGGAGATCGTCACCGGGTACTTGATCGCCTCCTCGGTGTTCAGCACCAAGTCGCCGAGCTCGGCCACCTCACCGTCGGGGATGACGACCCGCACCGTGTCGGTCCCGTCGATCACGTCGATGATCCACTTCTGGCGGAGACCGCCGACGTTCTTGATCACGGCGGCCGAGGCGGTGGCGGCCGAGTCACCGGTGAACGCCTCGAGGGTGTAGACGTTGGTCTCCAGGAACTCGACGGCCAGGGTGACCTTGTGCTCGGAGCGGATCGAGCGGACGATGTCGCCGCCCCAGGCCTTGATGTCGGTGATGCTGGTCCCCACGCTCAGGGTGGCACCCTGGTCGGACACGTAGCCGTAGTCGTTGAAGCCGGTGGGGGCGGCGGTGGCGTCGGTCGGCAGCACCGAGCCGCCGCCGTAGATCTTGCCGGTCGCGCCGACCAGCACCTTGGTGGCGTCGTTGGCCATCGGGCATTCCTCCTAGGTTGCGGTGGCCCGAAGGCCGATCTGGAACGTCTGCCGCACACGCGGCTGATCGCTGTCTGGGTCCGGCACTTCGGCCGGGCCGGCCAGCTCTTGGACGGCGTAGACGGCGGTGCCGTCGACCACCTCGCCGGACATGGCGTGCAGGTGGGCTCGCACCAACTGGGCGAGCGTCATCGCCGCCGGGGAGGTAGCGGCCCAGCAGTCGACCGAGACGATGGCCCGGTCGACCACGATGGTGTGGTTGGTGCCACCGGTGCGGGTGAGCTGCACGAAGGCCGCTGGCCTGGGGTGGGGGACAGCGTGGACGACCGGCACCCCGAGGGATGCGTCGTCGAGGCCGGCCTTGAGGGTGGCGACAGCGTCGGGGAAGACGATGACCTCAGCCACGGCCGGCGTCGATCGCCCTCGTGAGGTTCCGGGTGCGAGCCTCGGCCTTCATCGCCTCGATGTCGGCGGTGACCACCGCAGCCCGGGCCCGCTTCTTGCCGACCTCGGAGCGGACCACATGTTCCCCGGCGGCGTTGGCCACAGCAGCGATCGACCGGGCCCGGCGCTCCAGGTCAGCCTGCACGGCCGGGTCCTTGAGGAGCTGGTCGTAGCCCTTCGGGTAGTGCTTGATCCTGATGGTCGCCATCACCCCGCCTGGTGCCGGAGGGAGATCTCGAGGTGGTGGACGTCGGACCCGCCGGCGTAGGTCGGCTCGGGTGGACCGGCCACCTCGAAGGTGACCGACCCCTGCGGGTGGCCGGCCCACTCGACCCGATCCGCCACCCGCACATCGGTGTGGTTCGTGAAGAACGTCCACCGCTGCTCCGCCGAATCCCGCAGGGCGTCGGCCACCTCCGTGCGGGTGTCCTGCTGGAACCGGCCCGCGACAGTCGTGCGGGTTGCCCCCGCCCCGTAGTCGAGGGCCGTGTCGCCGTAGGCGTCGGTCGACGACGCCGGGCGGACGATGACTCCGGTGTGGACCAGCAGCGCAGCGGGGAGGGTCACCGTTCTGGGCCCTCCATCAGACACGCCATCACGTCGGCATGGGCCGGCTTCATGTGGAGTCGGTCCACTTCGAACCGGATGCGGCACGCTCTACACGCCATGTGCCACTGGATGCCGGAGTCATAGGGCCGCTCGGGGGCCGAGCAGGCGAGCCAGGATGCGGTCACCAGGCCCGCACCATGATCGTCCCCGCCCCGGCCTTCCACCGGCGCAGGGCCCGCTCGTCCGCCTTCGACAGGAACACCCCCACGCCCGAGCTGCCGCCCGGCGCCTGGTAGGAGTACTGGCCGATCGTCTCCCCGCCCAGGCCCTCGGTCGCTGTCGGCGCCGTCAGGACCCGGTTGACCATGGCGCACGCGACACGGACGATCCCGTCGGGCACGTCCTCCAGACCGTGGGAGTAGGTGACGACCAGGGTCGAAGCCAGGTAGCCAACATCGACGGTGACGATGTCGAGCCCGTCCCACGACCACGCTGTCGTCGGCAGGGCCGTCCCGTCGAGCTCGGCCACCGAGGAGACCGCAGCGACCGGGCGTTCGGGGAGGGTGATGCGGTTGCCCTGCACCTTCAGGGTCACCTCGTCGGCGTCGACGTACGACACCGTCTGCTCGAGGTGGTCCCGGATCAGGGCGGATGCGTCGTCGAGGAGGACCGCGGCACGGGTCTCCTGGGCGTCGGTGAGCTCGCCCGCCGGGTGGCGGGCAGCGACATCTGCGACACTCGCCAGTGGCCCCACGGCGGCCATCAGAGGTCACCGTGGGGCCGGCTGGCGGCGGTCACTTCGACCGGCCCCGCTTCGGGGTCTCGGCCACCGGCTCCTCATCCACCGGCGCCTCGGCCGGGGGGACGGTAGACTCCCCCCCGGCCGCGACACTCTCGGCCCCCACCACAGGGGCGGGGTCCTCGTCGTCGACGATCACCCAGCCCTCCGGCTGGTGGAACGCCTCGAAGTTCTCGGCGGCGTCCCACTGGTAGCGGTCCGATGCGGCGTGGTACATCCGCACCTTGCCCATCAGTACTTCACCCCCAGGATCTTGGCGTGCTTGATCTCGGAGCCGTACTGGAGGCCGACCTCACCGTAGAGCTGGTCCTTGACGGCGGCGCCGGTGCGGGCCAGGGGCTCCACGAAGAAGTGGCCCTTGCCGGGGATGTCGAGGAACACCGGCTGGCACTCCTCCAGCGACAGGAACAGCATGCAGCCCGACGGCACGTAGCGGCTCAGGATGATGTTGCAGTTGCCGAAGTCGGTCTGGATCGTCGACAGCGACACACCGCCCACGTTCCGGGTGCCCTCGATGTAGCCCTTGTCGGTGATGAACAGCTTGGTCAGCTTCCGACGGAGGGGGGCGTTGCACATGATGGTGCGGGTCTCCGACTCCATCAGGCCACCGTTGGCCCACGCCAGCTGCATCGTGTCCAGCACGTGCGCCTCGGTGAGGGCGGCCGGCTCGTACAGGGTGACGGCGCCGGTGGTGGAGAACGTGATCGTGGCGCCCCCGGACGTGGCCGACAGGGTGAACGTGTCGGCGTCGGGCGCAGTCTTCACGTAGTACTGGCGCTCATCCTCCAGGGTGGCGAGCGGGCCGACACCGGAGATCGACCGGGCCACCACGATGTCGCCCACCGACAGGCCGTGGCTGGCCTCGGTGATGGTGCCGTTGGTGGCGATCGTGGAGGCGCCGTCGCCGACGATGGTGCCGGCGTCGGTCACGTTGGTGGCGGTGGCCTGCATGATGCCCCGGGTGCGGCGGGCGGTGGTGTTGTCGGTCGGCTCGTTGTAGAGACCGGACACGAACCCCTGCTCGATGTCGCGGGCCTTGGCCTTGATGGCGAGCATCGTCTGGTGGGCGTGCTCGTCGGTCACCGGGTTGGTGCCCGTGCCGGCGATCGTGGCCGTGTTGGACGAGCCGCTGCTGCCCACCTGGCCGTAGGCGGCCTGCTTGGTGTAGCTGGTCTCGATCGTCTCCTGATGGATCTCCACCACGTTCCGGGCCACGCTGCGGGTCCGCTGCGCGGCCGCCGGAGCGTCGGCACCTTCGAGGCGCTGCCGGTACTTGTCGGCAGCCCGGTTCGTCTCGGTCTGCCACGTCCAGAACACCGAGTTGATCCGCTTGCCGCCGTTCAGGCCGCCGATGGCGGACAGGAACGGGGTGTCCTCGGGGGTGAGATTGTAGAGCTCACCCTCGTAGTTGATGATGCTGTAGGTCGTGCCCTGAGCCACGGGAATCTCCTTCCAGGGCTCCAGCCCTGACTATGGGTTGGTTTCTTCACGCTTGGCCGCGGTGGCCTGCGTCTTGAGGGCCACCGCCAGCGGCCAGTTCTTGGCGGCCTCGGCCGCAGCGATCTGGTCCATCAGCGATGGCGCGGTGCCGGTCGGCATCGCCCCGGGACGGAGCTGCTCGACCGGGGTCCGCTGACCGTTGGCGGCCGGCGGTGGTGGGGTGGCGGGCGCCAGCCGGGTGAACAGGTCGGCCACGTCGGCCTCCAGTTCCTCCGCTGTGGCCCCCTGGGCCCTGCCGGCCACCCACCGGACGTCCTCCATGGACACCCCGGCAGGCGCCTTCTCCAGGGCCACCTGGAGCTTCTGGAGGGCAGTCGCAGCACCCGACGCTTCCGCCTTGGCGGCCGTCAGCTGCTCCGTCAGCTTCTCCAGCTCCGACTTGTTGGCGTCCTCCAGCTCCTTGGCCTTGTCGGCCAGGGGCTTCAGCGCCTTCAACGCGGCACGTGCGTCCGCAGCTTCCTTGTTCGCCTTCGCCAACGCCTTCTCCATCGACGCCAGGTCGTTGGGGCGGGCAGCGGGCTCCTCGGGGGCATCCGTCACGGGTGCCTCGTCGGTCGGGGTTGGTTCGTCGGCCGTCACGGCCTCCTATGGTCGGGCCTCACCCGTCACGGGCTCGGCGGGGCATTGCGGCCTTCCACCAGGCGGCGGAAGGCGACATCTGAGCGGATCCCCTCGTCACGAGCGATCCGCTTGGCCTGCGCCCACTCAGCAGCGAACGGGGCAGGCGTCGAGTCCCGGGAGTACACGGGCTCGGTCGTGCAACTGTCGTGGTCGTGGTACTGGTGGCCATCGCCACCGGCCGACCGCTCCGACTTGTAGACCGCACCGCGACTGGCGAGCATGGCGCAGAACGCGCACGGCGAACCGGAGGTGACTCGCCGGTAGCCGACGATGCGGGTGGACTTGGCGACCGTCTCGGCCACCGAGGCCCTGGCCCCGGTCAGGATCAGCCGTTGCGCTGAGCCTCGCACCGAGTCGAGCATCACCCGTCGGGCCGCATCCTCGATGCCGGTCCGGGCCATCGCCGTCTTGAAGGCCACCGGGCCCGTCACCCGGAGCGAGGTGGCCACCTGGGCGGCCTCCGGTGTCACCAGGGTAGGGGCCACCAGGACTCCCTCGGCGGCGGCGTGGTCGATCAGGTAGCGGGCCGTCAGGGTGTTCGCTGCGGCCTGCCCCGTCTGGATCAGCCGCTCGAGCTCGGGGTAGATCGCCTCGAACCAGGCGTCGATATCAGAGGCCCGGGCCGACCGGAACCGCTGCACCAGCTGGCTCACCACCAACTGGCTGAGCTGCCCCAACTGCTCCCGGTAGCGTCTGGTCAGCAGCGTTGCCGCCGGCGACAGGGGCATTGGCCATGGCCTCCAACGTGGACAGCAGGTCGTTGCTCTGCGCCGCCTGGCGCCACCGGGCGAGCTCCTGCTCCGTGGTGCCCGGGATCTTCGGCCACAGCTCCTCGGCCGGGATGCCGAGCTGGGCGGCCATCTTCCCCAGGGCGTCGACCAGCTGGCCGAGCGACCGGGGGGTGGTGTCCCGCCAGGCGACCTCGGAAGCGAAGTCCTCCCACGCTGCCGTGTCACCCTGAGCGAGCCCAGCCAGGCGGAGGGCCTGCTCCATGCACTCACCGAAGCTGGTCTTGTAGTCGGCCACATCCAGCTGGTGGGACGACTCCAGGGCGGCCAGGGTCTCGGCGGCGATGTTGGAGATCCCGGCGGTGAGGGCCAGGTTGTGGGGCGGCATCTGGACGGTGGAGGCGGCGAACATGATGGCGGCCTCCCGCGACTCCAGGTAGCCGGAGATGTTCGTCTCGGCGAAGTCGCCGAACTTGGTGTCGACCGAATCGGAGGACCAGACGGCAGCCACCGAGGCGTTCCACGGCTCCTTCGTGTTGCCGTTCTCGTCCTTCTCGACCGCCATCCCCGTCACCCAACGCTGGCGGAACGCCTGGAACTGCTGGGTCATCAGCAGCCCGAACGTGGTCTGGTTGACCTGCCGCTGCACCGGCAGCAGGGGCTCGATCTTCCCGAACGACTCACAGCCGTCATCGTCGATCTTGCGGAACCTGACCACTGGGCAGACACCGAGGCCGTGGGCCTCCACCTCGATCTGGTCGGGCCGGACATCGGCGTTGCCCATCGCGTCGAGGGGGATGGTGTAGACGTTGTCCTCGTCGAGGATCCGCACCTTCGCCGCCCCCATCAGCCGGGTAGCGGCCCGATCCAGGCGGCGGGCACCGAGGGCGAGGGTGTGATCGTGGGGGGCGACCAAGGCGTAGCGGGGCCACTCGTCGTCCACGTCCTCGTAGAGGGCCGTGCAACGCCAGGGCGACAGGGGCGTCATCAGCGGCGCCGGGTCGCCCGGGAGGACCAGCAGGTAGCTGGTGCCGTAGGTGATCGCCGGCCGGTACACCTGCGCCTGGCGGGCATCCATCCGGTTCCGCTGCCACACCTCCCACAGCGGGTTCTCGTCCGTCTCCTGCGGCAGCCCACCCACCGTCGGCCGGTACCCGTCGATGAACAGGCCCTGCGCCACCGTCGTCACCACCAGGGGGCACAGGTTGAACCGGGCCTGGTCGATCAGCATCCGGTACTCGTCGGTAGCATCCCGAGGCACGTAGATGTCGCTGGCCTCGTTCCGCATGTAGGAACGGATCAGCTCCAGGCGGGGACGCTCAGCGCGCCACGCCTCCAACAGGACGCTGTAGACCTCCCGGACCTCGTCGGCCGACAGCGCCACGAGCAGTCAGCCTCAGGCCGAGGTGCCGATGACGACGATGTCGTAGGTGACCGACGTGCCCGAGCTGGAGTTGGCCACCAGCAGATTGTCCGACGACCCAGCCGCCACCGGGCACCCCGTCGCCGCTGCCGAGTTCGCCACGTACAGGAACGTGTCACCCGGGCGGAGGGTGATCGTGCCGTCCGTGCCCAGCAGCCCCGCCCACGGATTCGACGCCGAGTCGCCGATGACGACGTTGTTCGTGTTCCCAGTAGCGGCCGTCACCAACAGCAGCTTGATCTTGACGAAGCTGAACGTGCTGCCGACGAAGTCGGTCACCCCGCCCGCCAAGTCCAGATCCTCACTCGAGGAGGCGTCGACGGTCCGCCGATCCGAGAACATCCGGTCGGCCTTGCCGGCGGTCGTCCCGTCGGACATGGCCAGGCTGATGATCTTCTCGACGTAGCCCTGCGCGCCCGACGAAACCGCCAGGTCCGTCGACGGGGCGGTCGCCACGTGCGTCGCCTGCAGCCGCAGCGATCCTGTAGTGGTCAGCGTTGCCATGGGGTCTCCTCCAACTTGCTCATCGGCGGCCCCAGGCCACCACGTTCCCCGGTTGTTTCTTCCTGCCGCCGACCGCCACAGCGTCGAGGCGGGCCTGCCAAGCCAGCACCCCAGCCATCGCAGCGTCGATCTTGCGGGCCGACTGCGGGTGCTCCTTGGCGATCGACCAGCCAAAGCGGGACTCCCGACGGCGGGCGTTCAGCACATGCCGCGTCAGCGTGTAGTCGCCGTCGTGGCGCAGCTCCTGGTCGAGCACCGCCGCCTTGAAACGCTCGACCGCCATCACGGCCTTCGACCCCGACATCCACCACTGCACCGGATGATCGGCGGTCGCCTTCACCACCAGCCGCTTCGAGTACCTGGCCTCCCAGGCCACGATGTGCGACTCCCACAGGGCCGGGTCAGCGTAGAAGCCGACCACGTCCCACCGGTCGAAGGCCGACGCCACAGCGGCATCCACCTCGGTGGTAGGGACCTGCCAGTCGGCGGCGGCCGGCCCGTTCGGTTCCTCCCAGCACCCGACGACGAACAGGAGCCCATCGGACACCCTGCAGCCCACCAGGGCCGTCGCATCGGTCACCGCGTGCTTCCGCTTGCGGGACCCGTCGAAGCCGAGCACCACCCGCTCCTGGTCAGCGACGACCGCCGTCGGGTCGGCACAGCCGGCCCACTCGATCTCCGACAGCCAGGCATCGTTGGCGGCAGCCAGCTCGTTCAGGTAGAACCGGCGGGAGTCCTCCGGCGGGGTGGCGATGTCGAGCACCTCATCCCGGATCCGTTCCAGATCCACCCAGGTGGAGTCGCCGTAGGCGATGGCCAGGCCCTGCATCAGCTCGTCGTCGTCGGCCAGGTCCACGCCGAGCGCTTCCCTGGAGTCGTACAGGAGCCCCGTCGCCCGGGACCGGCCCTCCCTGATCGCCAGGTACGCCTCGTGTGACCGCTCCGCGACACTCTGCTCGCCGATGGCGTGAGCGTTCGTGGTCTCCAACATCCGGGCCGACCCGTCGCGGGACTTGCCCAGGTTGCGGCGGTTGACCCGGTCGAGCTTGGTGCCCCCGTTGGAGTCGGTCCAGTGGTGGGTCTCGTCCTGGATGACGAACGACGGGCGGGCACCCTCAGCCGTAGGGGCCGAAGCGGTGATCGGTTCCAGGCGCCCACCGGCCGCGGTGAAGATCCTGGTGAGCCCAACGTCGAGGCCGTACTCGTCGACCATCGGCGACTCGGCCACCATGGCCAAGACCATCGACATCGTGTTCGTCGTCTGCTTCTCGGAGACGCCGGCCAACTGCACCCAGGCTGCGGCCTGCGACACCCCCACCGGCTCGCCCCGAGCATCCCAGCCGCCAAAGCGAACCGGGCCACACAGCTCGGCCAGGGCCAGCGCCGACACCACGGGCGACTTCCCCCAGCCCTTGGCCCGGCGGAGCACGCCACGGTTGTAGAGCCATCGGCCGCGGTGATCGACCGCATACCAGTGGAGGACGAACAGCACCTGCTCCCGAGTGAACCGCCACGGGCCACCGGCGTCGGGGCCGTCCGGCTGGCGGATCCACTCCGAGCACCAGACCAGCACCTGCTCCCCCAGGGTCCGCTCCGGGAGCCCCTTCGGGAGCGAGTTCACGACCTCAATCGACATCGGCGATCATGGCTCGGTACTCGGCGAGCGCCGTCACCGTCGCCGCCCCCTCACCCTCGGTCGGGGCGATGGCGTCGACGTACCGGATCCGCAGGTCCCTACGGGCGTCGGCCGTGGTGCCCATGATCTTCTCCCGCTGGCGCAGCTCCGTGGCGACCCGCACATCGCCCTCGTGGAACGCCTTGGCGATCAGGGCGGTGTCGAGGGCGAACTGCCAGTCGGAGTCCGCCCACAGCACACAGTGCGGCATGGCGGCCACGACCTTCCACCAGCGCTTCGTGGCCACCGGCCAGCCGATCTCCTTCGGCAGCACCGGCGCCTTCCCGGCGAACGGGACGTCGAGCACCTCGGTCCAGTCGTGGGTCGGCTTGACCCGGTTCCGCTTCTGGCCGTCTGGCTTCGGCTTCCGCCCCGCTACCGGCATCGTCTACTCCTCAGCCGATCAACCGCAGCTGCTCGCCGCTGCCGTAGACCCGCTCGCTCTTGATCGAGTTGCACAGGAAGTGAGCGCACTGGGTGTTGGCCCGGGAGTGCTGCCCGCCATGCGTGAGGGGGAGGATGTGGTCGAGCACCGGGGCCTTCGGGTGCGGGACCGCCTTGGCCCGGGCGACGGCCTTGCCGCAGAGCTTGCACCGCCAGCCGTCGCGCTCGAAGATCTCCACCGGATCGAACATCTCCACGATCGCCCCACGGAGCGCAGCCCTGCGCCGGCGGCGGATCTCTCGGCGCATGCAGTCCCGGGAGCAGAACGACAGGCCGACCGCCTGGCCGACGAAGTTGTCGCCGCAGCTTCCACAGCGGCCAGCGATCCAGGGCTTGGTGCCAGCAGAGCCGACCGCCGCAGCCGCCAGCCTTGCCTCGGCAGCCGAGCGATTCCCCAGTAGTACCAACGCTCGGCGCAGCTTGGCCCGACGCTTCTTCGCTATGGCGGGTCGGTTAGGGAACGTGGCGGCCGTGTAGCAACCGTGCGAGCAGAACCGCGCCGTCGGCTTCACCAGCGCCGTACGTCCGCAATGGGCGCACTGAATCCTGCGCCTCGGGTTGCTGCCTCCGCCCTGCTTCGGCGGGGCACACACCTTGCAGAACCTGGCCCGGTTCGACCCCGGCACGAACTCCGCCGAGCAGAGCGCACACGGGATCGGCTCCCTCGGAATGCGCTGCGCACAGGATCGTGAACACGAGACCTGGCGTGGATGGGCTGGGCGATACGTTGCCCCGCAGACAGGGCATGTACGCTCGGTAGACATCGGCACCTCCATCGGGTGTCGGTCACGAGCTGGGGCTGTTGGCGCAGCGCCCAGCTCACTCTTTTGGCGGGAATGCTCCATGCATCGCGGTAAATCGCCCGGGCGCCGACGGATCCCGTTTCATACACGACGGCAGATGCA